TGCTTCAGACGAATGGAGATGGTACTTATCGATGGGTTGATCCAGCGGATGCAACCGGTGAGGTCGATAATCTCTCAGAACTTGAAGACGTAAGTTTTACAAATCTTCAAGCTAATCAAATTATTCAATATAATGGCACTAACTGGATTAACGTTCCTACGCCAAGTGGTGGCGGTAGCGGTAATACTGTTTCGTTTACTACAGCCGATGTTGATACCCACCTTAATACGAGCTCAGCGCAAACAAATCAAGTATTGCAATGGAGTGGCTCAGATTATCAATGGACAGCATTATCGAGTGGTGGTAATTACGGAGACGGGGATGTAGATACTCATCTTAATACATCAAGCGCATCGAATGATCAGGTTCTATCGTGGACCGGTACAGATTATGCCTGGGTTAATAATAGCGGTGGTGGTGGCGGTGCTGCAACGAGAGCTACACAAGTTAGAACAGCTTCTTCACTTGCAGATAACGCTCAGGCTAATATCGACTTTAATGCTTTGGGAGAATCTTATGCTTTGCTTAAAGTTCAAACAAACAACGCGGCCTGGATAAGAATTTATACCGATGACGCAGCAAGAACTGCAGACCAGAATAGAGCACAAGGTGATGACCCCTCTGATGGTGATGGTGTAGTTGCTGAAATGATTTCTTCTGGATCAACAGTATTTAAAATTGCCCCTGGCGTAATTGGTTGGACAGATGGCCAGACAACTGTTCCAGTAAGAGTAAAAAATCTCAGCGGCGGAACTACTAGTATCGATGTTACTATTACCGCATTAGTATTAGAGTCGTAAAATGGATAAATCACCCTACAGAGTTGAACTTGTACCAGGCACAGACGAAGCGGCGTTCCTCGAAACGGGCGACGCGGCTAATCTGGATCTTAATACTAACCTCAATAACTTCGACAATTGGGTTATACTCAACCTTACAGAAGAAGAGGCAACGACGTTACAAGAAAGCACTAACGTTGTTTCTGTAGAAAAATCAGAGGATCCAATACCCTTTTCGTACAATGTTACTGAATTTCAAAAATACGCCAGTTTTAGAGCAAGTATTAACCTCGACGGTGGTGCATACGTTAATTCTTCCTCGGCTATAACTGATAATGCCTCGCATGGCTCCACTCATAGTCCATTAAGTCATGTGTATATTACAGGCGCACAGCCAGATCAACGACTGCAAGCCTCGGGAGGTGCAGACCCTAGTTATCCTATCGGCCACTTTAATTGGGATGGAGAAGCCGTAGATTTTAACACAACACATAGGCACAAATTAATTGGTCGATACGTTGATGTTGTGTGTCTCGAATCTAATAGCGATGTTCAAACAAGTTATAATACTGATTTTGAAAATCACGAAAATTGGACGGTGTTTGATCCTCAGACGTATAATTTGACTTTTACTGCGAATGGAACGTCTGCGTATATTGTGAATGGTACGCATAGAGGTGGTACTCTTACTAATGCATCTAATCCGACTATACAGCTGAATTACGGTGATAAGCTTATTATAACAAATAACGCCGGTTCTTTTCACCCAATAAAGGTTACAACACAAGCTCCATACGGTATTCCTGGTAGCGGCAATCCTCCTTACCGAGAAGGTGTGGCTGGTAACGGAACAGCGAGTACAATCACTCTCTATGCAGATTGGTTTGAAGAGGGAGGTTTGAATAGCGCTACATACACTTGTGTCAATCATCCAGCAATGACTGGTACTATACAATTTGTCAAGCCGAGTGGTAGTCGCCTAGTAAAAATGAATTGGTCAAATTACGACAGTAGTATGAATACGCCAGAAAATAATCAGCTGAGCAACAGTGAATTATTTGGATATCATTCAGCTGGCGTTGCGTCAAGTTCTGCAGGTTTATTTACTGGATACGCTAGAGGATCAGAAGTTAGAATAGCTTATTTTGGTAGTGGCGTAACACCAGAAGGTATGATTAACGCAGTGTTGAACTGGCATAATTCAAAGCCAGTCAATCCAGAAACAGGCAAAAGAAATGCAACAGTGACAATGGCTGCATGGGGATACGCATGGTATTACTTTGATAGATTAGTTCCAGTTGATAATGTTACGCAAATAGGTCGTTACACGAGTGACGGAACACTTGTCACTACTAATCGTCCCGGCGGTGGATGGGGTAATGACCTTTCTGCTTTCAGTGAGGCTGGCTTTAATCTTCGAACAGCTCAAGATCAGAATGATAATCAGGTTAAGTGGTTTGTTATGACACGAGATACAAATTCACGCTTTACTGCACTTGATAACATAATTAACACGTTTACTAATTATGATGGCTTTTACTGGTTCCGTAGTGCCGGGAATTCAGCGATTAATTTTGGTCACCAAGATTTACCAGAATGGGACAACTATATTGTTCAAGAAGCTGGAAGTCGTTATACACAAGTTAATTGGTCAGGAAGCAGTTCATCTCTCGGTGGTGGTCCATCGTTAAGTAGTCCTTTAACTCATTATCCTCTTCGAACTTATGACCAAGGTCAAACAAATGGAATTACGATTGGAGCTGCACAACCTAGTACGAAATATCCATATCCAGATTCTTATAGTTGTAGAGGTCCGGGAATTGATTTATGGGCTCCAGGCGCAATGTATTATGCAGGCGCGCCGGATTTTAATGGATACTTCGGCGGTGGTTATATGAACAATGGTTCTGGAGAATACTATTCATACTTCTCAGGCACGAGTAATGCAGCACCAGTAGCTTGCGGTGTAGGTGCTTGCTTTGTCGAAGATTTCTTTATTCGAACAGGCACTTATCCAACGATAGCGCAATTAAAAACAAGAATGAGAAATTACGGCCGGCCAAGAATGAAAGACGATCCCGGCTATGATTGGAGTAATGCGCCTACGGCAAGCTTAGGCTTTGTATCAAACCACGTAATTAAAGGTGGCTATACAAGTCCGGACGGTTTTTATTCAGCAAAGACATCGACCAATGAAACCGGTATCTTTAGTCATCCGGCCGGAACAACGGGCAATGATGATTACGTAACTCTTCAATTACAAGGATCGACTAACTTACATATAGGATTACCTTGGGCAATCGACAGAGGTAATAATGGTAAATATATTACGACTGTTCGTGGACCGGTTGGAAAGCCCAAAGAAGCAGACACCGGAGTGCTATATCCAAGATATCGAAAAAAGCTTACGGGCTAATTTAATAAATAATTAATATCGTTTTAGGTTGAGATAAACATGCCAGAAATTTTAACCACAGAATTTAAAGCAGACGCAACACGCCGGTTTGCAAACGACGTCGAGAATAACGACTATTACATTTTTGCGTCTTCAATTAATGAAATTATACCTGCCGACACTGAGGTCTCTAAAACAGAATTTTTAGAAAAAGTAATTTTTGGTAAAAAGATTAAAACACGAGACACACATTTCATGATCAAGTACTATCCTTGGCAAAGAGATGATGTGTTTGTACAGTATGACGACTCAGAAGAATTAGAAGGCCAAAGGTTCTATTGCGTTGTTGGACCAAACGACAATGACACTGGAGATTACCGAGTCTATAAGTGTCTGTTTAATAACTATGGTGCTGGAGTAACAAGTCCTCCCGCATTTAACGAGTCATCTGTCGATCAAATTTATAGAACAGCAGATGGCTATATTTGGAAGTACATGTATGTTATCAGTGAATTAGAATTTGATGCATATAACTCACAGGGTTTTGTTCCTATCGTAGGTGACTTTGATACTAATCCTTCTGCCAATACTGGTGGAGGAATATCTGATATTATTGTTCAGAACAACGAAGATAATTTTGGTTACATAGAAGAAACTGGTCGAGTAACAGATACAGATATCGTTAATAGTGTCGTCGAAGTTTTCCCAGATGGTACGTTTAATCCTATCGAAGATTATTACGTAGGACAATCAATTTATTTTACGAATCCAGATAGCTCAACGTTCCTCTATCAAATTACAGCATATAATTATGATGATCAAACGGGTCTAGCTGACATACGATTGAATATTGATCCTGTTACACAGGGAGGCGGATCGTCAGTAGTAAAACAAAACGCATCGTTTAGTATTTTCCCTACAATCAAAATCGAAGGCGATGGCTCTGGTGCAGTTGCAATTCCTACTGTAGTCGATGGAAGAATTTCTACAATTATTGTATTAAATCCCGGTGATGGATATAATAATGTCACTGCTCAGGTTGTCGATCCAGCTTATGATTTTGATCCAAGCAGCCAAGAAACAACAGACGTAAGAGCTTCGATACGAGCAGTTCTTACGCCTGATAGTGATCATGGCTATAATTTAATTAACGAATTTAGATGTAGACATTATAGTCTTTACGCTTATATTACTACCGATGACAACAATGTAATTCCAAATGAAAACACTTATGCTTCTGTTGGCATTGTTAAAAATCCAGAGTTTAGTACACTGACCCCACCAGAAGTTTTTGATAATCGTATAGAAATTACTACAGCAAACGCCGATCGTGTGACTGCTAATACAACGGTCGTGCAAATTAGTTCAGAAACACAAGACGTTACTTTCTCAGGCCGAGTGCACGAGATTGATGAAACAAATGATAAAATTTATTTAGCTCATTATATGGGCCCTTATCAAAATAACGCTAATACTGGAAACGGTGATACTTCACTCGACTTAACTCGATCATTGAGAAACGAGACGGGCCAGATAATTGAAATAAATACACCGGCAGCAGATAATGTTGTTGTCTCGCCATATATTCAAAGATCTGGCAAAGTTTATTTTATGGAAAATTTCTTCCCATTGAATAGAACGTCAGAAAATGTCGAGAATGGTTTAGTGGAAAATACTGTAGCAAAAGAAGAGTTTAAAATCGTTCTCGAATTTTAAGGAAGCGGATTAAAAATGCCAATTAATACAAATCTCAATACAGCACCATACTTTGATGATTTTGATTTAGAAAATCAATATTACCGAGTGCTGTTTAAGCCGGGTTACGCCGTTCAAGCAAGAGAGCTGACTCAAATGCAGACTATGCTGCAGAGTCAGATTGAGCAGTTTGGTGATAACATCTTTAAAGAAGGTTCGATTGTAAAAGGCTGTAACTTTACTCAGCTTGACGACTTAGAATACGTAAGAATTCAAGATCTTTGGACTCCGGCACTAGAAACGGCAGAAACAGCATTTGACCCAACAGCTTATATACCGAAAAGACAAGAAGAAGTAGTACAAGGTGTATTAACAGAAATCGATTACGTTTATCAAATTACTGGATCTGTATCAGGTCTCACTGCAAACATTATTACCGCAGACCGAGGTGTGGAAGTACGTGCACCTGATCTTAATACTTTTTATATTAGCTATTTGAATCAGTCTGGTACAAATCGTGTATTCCAGGCAGGTGAAGAATTAACCATTAATGAGTATCGTTTTAAAGTAAGTACTCAAGAGCCTCTTGGTCAAAACCCAAGTGTAGTAGGTACAGTAAGAACAACAAACGTTACTACGACTTCGGGTAAATCTTTTGGTATTCAAGCAGCGCCTGGTATTATTTTCCAAAAGGGTCATTTCCTTTTTGCAGACGACCAGGTTCTCGTTGTATCAAAGTATGATAATAATCCAACTAATGTAGCCGTAGGTTTTAGAGTAGAAGAAACATACGTTGATGCGCTATCAGATAATAGTCTATACGATAATGCAAACGGGTCGAATAACGAAAACGCCCCCGGTGCAGATAGACTCAAGCTTATACCAACGCTTGTTGTGCAAGCTACAAGTGCTGCACGAGAAGATGCAGACTTCTTTACTCTTGTTCAATATCAAAACGGAAACGCCGTTACAGTTCGAGACGTATCTCAGTACAATGTACTTGGAGAAGAGCTTGCTCGAAGAACATACGAAGAGTCAGGTAACTACATTCTCAACGATTTTAAGATTTCAACGACAGACAAAACGTTTCCAGAAGGTTCTTCGAATACGTCGGTTCATGCCGTGGTTGGTCAAGGTGTAGCTTACGTTAAAGGATTTAGAGTAGAGAACTCAGCAGAAAGATCCTTTGTCATTGATCAGATTCAAGAAACAGAAACATTAACCAATCAAAACATTTCTTTTAATTATGGTAATTCATTACCTATTCAAAGAGCCGCTAATGGTCAATGGTTGACTGCTTTCGCGCCTACACTCAATTATACACCAGAAACTTTACGAGATGCTGACGGTCCAACGAGTAATGGTGGTTCTGAAGTTGGTTCAGGTATGTTATTTAACCTTACACCAACAAAAGCTTTCTTCTCAAGCATTGAAGTACTTTCTGGTGCGGGTTCGAATGAGATTCACGAGCTCGCTCCAAACATGACAGCTAATGAAGCGATCGCCTTTGAAGGAAATCACGATATGTCGCACAATGGTTATGGTGCGCCTCAGAAAGGATCGTTCTTCCAGAAATCTGCGCAAGGTGCACTTGTATTTCCAACCGGTCAAAGAAGCTTATTCTCTGCAGAAAATCTTGCAATCCCAGTAAGGGTTCGCGAGAATGTTACGGGTATTACTAATAATACATTTACGATTAATGCAAATCCTGGTGAAGATTACAACGTTCAAAACGATGATATTGTTGTCGTCGACTCAACTAATACACACATTCGTGTTGCGAGCTATTCAACGGGCGCGAATGGAAGCACACTAACAATTAACCTCGAGCCGGCTGACGGATCGGCTGCTAACGCTACGGTATATTATAATAAAAGAGAAGTAGGAACAACCTCTGATGGTGCGCTTGCTTACGATAAAACAGTCAAAACTCTTTTTGTTCAGATCACTTACACTGACAACGTGGTTGATTATACTCTTGGCGTGCCAGATGCTTTTGAACTTGTTGCAATTACTAACCCAGCTGAGTTGGTAAATGGAAATCCAAAAGATTACACTAAGAGCTTTAGATTAAATTACAACCAAAAAGATACTTTCTACGATCATTCTTATGTAGAATATATCCCCGGTCGTGATATCGTATCGAATGGAACAACACTCCTCGTTGAGTTCAAGTGTTTCCAAGTTGAATTGCCTCAAACTGGGCAATACTTCTTTACGGTTAATAGCTATCCTAATGATCTCGATCCTTACGATATTCCCGTTTATAGATCGGCGTCTGGAATCAATTACAATTTGAGAGATTGCTTTGACTTTAGGCCACACATTGATAACGATATTGGTGTAAGTTATAGTAACACTACTTCGGGTAATCCTGGCGTTCCACTTTTAAATCTTAAGTCTAGGCTTCTTTCGTTTACGAATAAACCTATACCATTGATTCCTGCTCACAACGCCACTGCATCAGCTACGCTGACTTATTATTTGCAGCGTATTGATTCTGTCGTTGTAGACTCTTATGGTGTAATTTCCCTTGTAAAAGGTAAAGAAGAGAAAAACGCAGCACCACCATCGCTGAGTCCAGATCAGCTTGAAATTGGTGAAGTTCTTATCCCAGGTTTCCCTGCACTCTCGCAAAGACAAGCTTCGAGAACAGGTAGAAAAGCTTACGCTGTACACACTCGATCGAAAGGTGTAAAAGTTTACACGATGAAAGATATGCACGCAATGAGTGCGCAAATCGATAGAATGGCGTACTACATATCTTTGAATCAACTCGAGCAAGATACTCAAAACATGTTCATTCCAGATCAGGATGGACTTGACAGATTTAAGAACGGATTTATTGTAGATCCTTTTAATGATTTATCTGTTGCAGACGTAAGAGATCCGGAGTTTAAAGCAGCCGTACCATTTAATCAAAAGATATTGACTCCTGCTGTTAAAACAATTCCGCTCGATTTGAAATATAAGTCAGCATCTGGCGCAAGCATTTTCCCGGCGGTCAATAAAGCAAAAGTTGCAACACTTGGCCGGGATAGTAATGTTGATGTAATTTCTCAAGATTACGCAACAGGATTCCGTAATTGTGTAAGTAACGCTTATAGCTATCGTGGTATTGGTGAATTATCTCCACCCTATGATGCTGCTTATGATACGACAGTTACTCCCGCAGAAATTAATATCGACATGACGTCTGCATTCCAAGACTTTGTAGAAAATCTACAAGAGTTTATTCCATTGACTGACGTTACAACAGAAAGAGTTGTAGAAGCAGAGAATAATTGGTTCGGTAACGCAGATGGATGGGCACCACCTAATATGTTCCCATTCCTTGGCGATGGATTCATGGATCGATTTAGAGGTGGCAATACACTTACAACTCGAATCGAAACAACGACAAGAAGTCTTGAGCTCAATACTTCAAACATGCAGCAGAACTTCCAAGTTGGTGAGTTCGTACGTAACTTTAACTTCGAGCCATTTATGGCAGGAAGAGATATTGGCATTTATATGACGGGCCTCCGTCCTAATGCACGACATTATTTCTTCTTCGACGGCGAAGACGTCAATGCTCATATTATTCCGGGCACAAACGTTAACTCTGCAGATGATGTACAAAGAGCCGGACAAAAAGGTGATGCAGTTTCTTCTGACTCTAATGGTGTTCTTCGAGCAGTCTTTGCACTTCCATCAGAAACATTCTTTGTAGGTGACAGAGTATTAGAAATTTCAGACATTGACACTTATAGTCAAATTGAATCTGCTGGAATCTCGCGTGGGCATATTACATATAGGGCTTACAACTTCTCAGTTGAAAAGAGTGCCCTTGGCGTAACAACTCGAGCACCAAGTTTCGACATTAATAGTTCTTCTTCGTTTAGAACAGTCGTAAGAAGAATTCCCGCTGCTGACCCACTTGCTCAAACATTCTTCATTAAGAAAGGTATGGGCCAAGGCAGCAACAGCGTTTATATTTCAGAAGTCGATTTGTTCTTCAAGAGAAAGTCAGATACAAATGGTGTAACGGTTGAATTGAGAGAAGTAATTAACGGTTATCCTTCCGGCCAGGTTATTCCATTCGGTAGAGTGCATAAGCTTGCTACTGATGTTAATGTATCAGATGACGCAAGTTTAGCGACGACGTTTACTTTCGAAGCTCCGGTAAGACTCGATGTAGAAGCTGAATACGCAGTTTCAATCAAACCAGATGCTCAAGATCCCAACTATCTTGCATATATTTCTCAGATAGGTGGAACAGATTTGACACCAGGACCTACACAAGGTGCCGCCGTTGTACAAGACTGGGGTGATGGTGTACTATTTAGCTCAACAAATAATAGTGCATGGCGATCATATCAGGATGAAGATCTGAAGTTTGTCTTACGTAGACACAACTTTGCTACTTCTTCCGGAACAGTTACACTCACTAATAATGATCACGAATTCTTTATTGTAGATAGCTGGAATGGAAGATTCCTGCCCGGTGAGCAAATTTATCAAGAAAAAGCATCTACTGACACCGTTGGTATTCCGGTCGGTAGTGCTACAGTAACTGGTACAGCACTCGATACAAAATACTTCGACGGAGATTTTGTATTGATTGAAGACTCCAACGGAAATAAAGATATTTTTGAAGTAGTGGCTGTACAGTCTGCTACTCAAATGTTGCTGAACAAAGAGAATGCTCTTCCTGGCGCAGGTGATTCATGTACGCCGGTTGTAAAAGGTAATCTTTGCTGGTATGACATTAACGATCCTACTCAAATGTATTTAGAAGATAGCTCTGCAAACTCGAATAGAGTATTTGTTGCAGGTACAATTTATGGTCTAGACAGTGAAAAATCTGCCACTGTAACAGCCCTGCAAAATATTAATTTGAGTTACTTCCAGCCAATGATTATGAAAGCGACAGATTCAACATCGACACTTGATGTGGATGGAACATTTGTACCACCTGCTAACTTGAGCAGCACGTATAATATGCCATTATCGTTTAAGG